TTGTCCCCATCAATTACTTTTAAACCCTTGAACACTTTAGGTAGAACATCACGAAAGACTACTGCAATATTGTTCGATACTTTGTCAAACAGAGTAGCATACTTATCATTAGCTTGGGAATAACTCCAAGTCAAATGATAATTCGGTATGTGTTCTACCTTCCTTGTAGGGATTTTTGTATAGTCATAGAACTGTATCTGTGGAAACATGGCAAAGATGTTATCGTGTCCATCAACCTCGATATGTTCCCATTGAATATCACTTGTACCATTAAGGCGTAGGGCAGGTTTTTTACCCAACCTATCACACTCCTTCAAGAATTTATTTACGTCTTGTACAAGCTGTCTCATGAACTCCTGTTGGTCGTTTAAGAAGAGTAGAGTTTTTCTAATTCTAGCCTTGCGAACATTAGAGAATTTACCCATCCCTGCTGTGTCTAAACATGGCTCACTACACCCTGCAATTTTAGCATAAGGACATACAGTTCTCTTACCATCTGCTTCATCATCAGAAGCTAGATAGATTATACGACTAAAGTATTCGTCAGATAGCTTGTTGCTCTTTTCAATCTTGGTGCTACCACTAGATAGCAAATTATATTTAGGCATTTTTAGTCTCCTCTAGTAATTTTAATATTTTGTCCAACTTTTTCTCGTTGTCTATTAACATATCATATATATCTTCTAATGTCATGGTGCTATTCTCCTTTTGCCATGTGTTCTAAATCTTGAGTTGATACTGCTTGACTGCAATGCTGAGATAAAAACTCAATCATTGCATAGGGTACAGGTGTATGAATATTCTCATAACAATACTGTAAACAATCATCTTCTAAATCTGGTCGACTGTCAAGTACCCATAGTTCATGTACATTATCTCTAAGGTTTTCAATGATAGTGTCGTTTACTTCGTTGCTCATAAGTTTCTCCTAAAAATTAAGTGGTAGTTTTTTGTGTAGGACTACCAACCTACACCTAATCATATTTTATACTCATACTCTAGGTACTGATGAGTCTTGTCCTTCCTTACTCGGACAAATTTGTAGTTAGTGCATGGTGGTATAGTTCTCATTTACTTTCATCCTTAACACGCACTTAAGACATATAAGACCAGTGGGATTTTACAAAGGCTCACTTTCTAACTACAAAGTTTAGTGGTAGTTTTTTAGTGCGAAAGATAACTACCAACTTCCTCATTAGCACCATCAACATAGATACGCTATGTGCTAGTCTGTGATAGACATGGGAGTACCATATCTAATACGATTCCAAAGTCTTCCTAAGAAAGAAGTCTCTGCATAGTATTGAATCTCATCAATAATATCTAAAGTGTCTTGGACATCAAGGTTAGATGCTACCTCAAGTATCTGCATACCTTTGTTAGACTTAGTCACAGGTATCTTCTGAGCAAAGTATAGGGCATTGCTTTCATGCACCTCATCTTTTTGCTTGTAGACTGATACCTTTTCATGATGATAAGAATTAAAGGTCTTACCAGTATCATTACCAAACCTATCTTGATAGGCTCTAACTCTTACAATATTAGCACCAAACTTATTAGCTTGATTCCATACTGCTTGAATCATAGGTGATGCATTACGAATGCTTTCAGTAGTTTGACTACCATTTTTGCTGTATATCAATTTTGACATATCTATCTCCATAGTTATTAAGGTTAATAAAGGTGGTAGTTTTTGCAGAACTACCAAACTGGTATACCACCTTTGTATTTATTTATACTCAACTTGGATATACAACTCCCATTGAGTTCTAGTTATTTGTACCCATCAACTAGCAACTGGGTATTTCAAAGACAAATCTATAGCGAATGTCTAAGTCGGGAGAGTACATGCAGTTTTATCATTTAGTTATCTTTACTGGTGTTTCTCTGTTAACCCTTGAGATTAGGTTGTATAATTTTATCTGAATATTTATCAGCTCTTTTACCTAATGTCCTGTCGTTCTGTGGGGCAAATTATAGCGTGTCTCTGCCCTGCTGTCAAGCGTTTTAATCTTTAAAACTCGAGAGGTAAAACATCATCTTCAATACTCTCGTCAGCTTCTTTAACAGCTTCACTTGGTTCAATTACAGACTCAATAAAGTCTACAATATCAAAGTGATCTTTTTCATCTAAATCAATAAACATAAGTTTCTCCTATTAAATTAATAAATTTTAATCACTGAGGTTGGATATTCTTTACAGGTACTCATCATATCTGTAAGTAATTTCATAGCAGTATCTACACTACCATGACCATTCTCAGGATTATATTCTTTTTCTGCCCAATCTTTAAACCAATCATGATTTATATCTGATTGATTAAATGTTCTAACAGCATTGTTTAAAACAAACCAAGCATCTTTACCAAGCATACCATAAAAACCATTGATACCTACTTCGCCCAAACCCTCATCTTTAAAGTTTAAAAACTGTCTAAAGAATTTAGATAAATTCCAAGTGTGATTAAACTCAGCAACAGTTCTGTTAAAAGTATCATCACCACGAACATCTTTATATTCGATTTCAAATTTAATATCATAACTCATTTTTATCTCCTAAAATTTATGAATTTTTAAAATGCTTGAACCTGCCAAGCCTGAAAATTATACCGACATCTGCCGAGGATGTCAAGCGTATAAAACTTAAAAGACTTGCACAGTCCAAACTGTACCCATCTCTATAGTGTTATCGTTTAAAAAATCGTATGTCGATCTTAAATACACCTGCTGTTTTGAAAACTTCTTGGTGTATAGAAATGACCTGTCCTCTTTAAAACAATGACGATCTTTTAAATTAAAGCCTAACTCTTTGATATACCGTAAGGCTTTTTCATTTGAGTTGAACTTTTTGGTATCAATATTTTTACTCATACTATCTCCTTATAAAGTAAATCATCAAGGCATGGTTGCCGAGACGAGACCCATTTTACGCTTTGCCGAGCATGGTGTCAAGCGTTTTCTGAACTTAAGATATATTTATAATCTTAAAAATTATAAAAACTTAAAATTTAAACTTTAAAATTAAATAAAAATTTAATAAATCTGTATCTTTTACTGTACCTTTTGTGTCATTTAAGTGACAATTTAGAAACATTTTGTGAATTTTAAGTGACATTTCCCTCAACCAACCGACTCGCACTCTTAAACTTTAAGTATCTCCCTCAACCAACCGACCACACTTTTAAATTTAAAACTCGAGTCTTAAGTTAAATTTAATTAATTTACTTACTTCTTTGGCATGGTCGACTGCAAATTAAAAGAGCTACCGAGTCTTCGAGGTAATTATAATAAACGACTTTGAACTGAAACTAAAGAAATCGAAACATAAAAAAACTCCCTAACTTCAAAAAGCTAGGGAGTCTGTAGAATTAGCTATTCTCTTTAAGGTGCAGCTTTATTTTATCAAAGTACACTTTCGGAAGTGTCTTACCCTGCAAAAGCTGATGAGCTTTTTTAAAGGTCAATCTTTGATCTTTAGCTAAAGCATACATACAACCTTGAATTTGCTTTTGTAGTTTCCAATTCATAACTTCGCCTTTCTTAGCGAACTTATACCCAAGTGCTCGACACTGAGGAAATGAAGCAGGTGCTTCAGTTCTTTCTTTGTCAAAGCTATTTATATCAAATGTATTTTCCATATTTTTCTCCTTTAGTTAATGGAATTATTAAGCTCTAGAATATAGTTTTCTAAAGCACGAAAGTCCTCTGTATCACTACAGTGGATTGCCAAGGCTTTAATGCCTATTACGCATAAATCACGAACATACATAAAAGCACTTGACAAATTGGGAAACTCGATAGTTTCGTTGTTTGAGAAATCAATTAAAATCATTATTTATCTCCTGTATAAAAACCTAATAGTAGCATGAAGATTTTGAAGTTGCAAATGCCGAAGGAGTTTTAAAGTTTTGATGGCTTCGAAAAACTTTCAAAGTTTTACAGTTTTCGATTGCCTTGTGAGAAAATCTGTAAACATTTGACACTTTAAAAGCTTTATGCTGATGTAAACTAGTTATATAGGAGAGAAATGATAGATTTTAATGATTTATCGGGCAACAGAAACTATCAAAGTTTCACAGTTTGTCAACTTGTAGTGCTTTTATGTATAGTTCGTACAAGTAATAGGTATTAAACTTGGTAATCCACTAAAAGCTAGTGATACAGAGGGCTTTCATAAAAGCTATATTCTAAACAATTCCATTAACTAAAGGACATATGGGAAATACACCGAAGATATAAATACTTCAAAGACTGAACTGATCTTCATTTCCTCAACAATTGGGTATGCTAAGAAAGGTGAAGTTATCAGGAAACTACAAAAGCTTTATAGCCCTTCAAGGTTGTATAACTATATGCTTTAGCTAAAGATCAAAGACTTCAAAACCTTTAAACATTAGCTTTTGTAGGGTCCAACACTGGAGTCTTTGTACTTTGATAGAATAAAGCTCTTAAAGATTAGAATAGCTCGGAAGACTCCCTAGCTTTTTGAAGTTAGGAATAACAAAGACGGTGGAGGTTTCGATGTTGAAGAATTCAAAGGAGGTAGGCAGGAGACCATGCCCCCTACCCTATATATCTATAGCATGGTTACACATTATACAGCAAATGGGGCATTAACCAGATAAGGACTATCTAGTTTACAGTCGGGCTATAAAGACTACAAAAACTTTATAGTCTTTAAGGTATTAATTAGAGGGTATTTAGGGGGATGTTTTAAACGAGGAGGTTCCTCTGGAGGGACTATTTGAACCCCGGGGGGCACTAAAGTTATTATACATCTGCATGACGGTTTTGTCAATAGATATGTAAAAAAACTTTAAAAGCTTGACAAGTTTCTCAGGTAAAGCTATAATAAAGAACATGGCTATATTACCAAGCATAGATAAAACTCAAATTAAAAGAGAACTAACTCCTAAACAGGAGTCTTTCCTAGAGCACCTTATAGAATGTCAGGGTGATGCTAAGAAGGCTGCAGAACTTGCAGGGTATAAAAGTCATTATCATCATGTTGTAAAGACTCTAAAATCTGAGATACTAGAACTTACTCAAGAGATTCTAGCTAACTCAGCACCTAAAGCAGCTTTTAAACTTGTAGAGATTATGGATTCTAAGAAACCTATCATACAAGCAAACAATAAGCTTACAGCAGCACAAACTCTTTTAGATAGAGTAGGTGTTACGAAGGTAGACAAAGTAGATGTTACACATAACATGAACTCAGGTGGTATTTTTCTTATGCCAGATAAAGCCCCACTTGATATAGAGGATGGAGAGTATGAAGATATTTCTGACTGAGATCGAAGCATATGGGACAACATTTGCAGGACCTAATATTATTGCTCCAACGTATGAGAAAGCAGAACAAGCTGCAGCACAGAATAACTTGGTTGTTGTTGGTGAGCTTGATAGTCTCTATGTTGATGATGAGTTAGAATCACATATTAATACTATACCAAAAGAATCAGATAGGACAATACACTAATGTTATTAGAAAGATTACAGTTTAGAAAAGGTGGTAAAGCCACAAAGAAAAAGTCTACGGTTAACAAGGCTGGTAATTACACCAAGCCAAGTATGCGTAAGAGACTTTTCGAGAGGATCAAAGCTGGTACACGGGGTGGTAAAGCCGGGCAATGGTCAGCTCGGAAAGCCCAGCTTTTAGCAAAAGAGTATAAATCAAAAGGTGGAGGATATAAGTAATGGCACTTAAAAAGTCTCAAAAGGATTTAAAACGTTGGACAAAACAAAAGTGGAGAACAGCAAGTGGTAAAAAGTCCTCTGAAACTGGTGAAGTATACGCACCTTCTAAAACAATTAAGAAATTAAAATCAACTGCAGCAGGTAAAAAGAAACTTGCAGCAGCTAACAAGAAGAAACGAGCAGCTACTGCTAAAGGTAAACAACATGCTCGTCATGGATTACATAAAGGAAAGAAAAGATAATGCCAAGCAAACCCGACCCCAGATTAAAACGAGCAGGAGTAAGTGGTTACAATAAACCAAAACGTACTCCTAATCATCCTAAAAAGTCACACATTGTAGTAGCCAAAGAAGGTAGTAAGATTAAAACTATACGCTTTGGACAAAAAGGTGCTAAGACTGCAGGTAAACCTAAAGCAGGTGAATCAGCTCGTATGAAAGCTAAACGTAAGTCTTTCAAAGCTCGGCACGGTAAGAACATAGCAAAAGGTAAAATGTCAGCAGCTTATTGGGCTGACAAGGTAAAGTGGTAATATGAGTAAACAAATAGGCAGTGACGAAAAACCTTATACATTTAAATCACCAATTTACAAAAACACACACGGAAGTAAAGGAGCCAATCCTAGACCCGGATTCTATACACAAGATTATAGAGATAACTGGGATAGAATTTTTGGTAAAAAAAACGAACAAAAAGAGGGGAAAAATGAAAGATAAAATTGAAAAGAAAATTAATAGTATAATTGAAACTAATGACCTTACAGATATGCAAGTATGGGGTATCTGGTGTGGTATAGGTTTTGTTTGTGCTTTTGTTATTATGTGGGTAATCTAAATGTTTGTCCCTGATAACTATATACGAAGAACTTCTTCAACTATACCTTTTGGGTATGAGCTTGATGAAAACTTCGATGGTTATCTAAAACCTGTAGATACAGAGTTAGAAATACTTAAAGAAGTAGCTGAGTCTGTTTTTCATAATGAAATTAGCCTAGGAATTGGGGTGGATTGGTTAGAAGCTGAGACAAATAGAAAGATGTCAAGACCCGGATTAAAAAAATACGTAGATAAAATATATGGAAGATTGGGAAAAAAATCCTAAAAATTACTTGACAAACCCTGACGGGAGCTATATACTAAAGAAAGACGGTACACCAAAGCGTAAGCCCGGTAGACCTAAGAATTCAGAGCTTTCAGATTTGCAATTAGCAGTAAGAGCTAAAAACAAA